CTCTTACAGTTTCTCCGAACTCAACTTCCTCATCCAGTGTAAAGAATCCTGGTTTAGTTAGTCGTACTTTGATTTTATCAGTATCGATAGTTACACCTGGCTCGTATTTTACAATACTTGCGTATGCCGCACTTGACTGACCGACGATAACTTTGGCAGGAATAATGTCGTTGTTATTTGGGACACCCTGGTCCACGTAACCATTACCACCGTTGGCAATGTTAACTTCCCAAATACCTGTACCGAAGCTAGGAGTAGGAGCAGCACCGTAACCATACTGTATGATGTTCAACATGATGTCCATGTTTTCTACAAAGGTGTCGACCGCTGCCTGGCTTGGTTCTAAAGCAGGGTTAAATGTTTGTGTAACAAGTGTTTGGTATCTAGTAGCAGATGTATTGCCTAATACTTGTAATGCTAAGTTCTTAGCAAAAATAATACCATCTAACGTCTCAGTTAACTGAGTTCCAATAGCAATGGCCTTAGCACTTGCGTTCTTGTAATAGCTCTTACCGGCAAACACAGACTGCCATGTACCGCCAGTTACTAGGTCGATACGCATACCGTCGATGATGTAACCAACGTCTCTATAACAAATACTTTCGTCATAGTTAAAGCCGCCGGTAAATGTAGTGTCGATATATGTTATAGTATCGTTAGCAATTTGAGAAGTATTTAAATCAATAATCCCTTTAGCAATAATGTTTGCTTCGTCATATGCTCCACTTGATAATGTAGGATATGTTAATGTTAAATTTGCTGGCAACGGATTTGATTCTGTTGAACCTTCGTCGATAATTCTACGGGTAGCAGTTAAAGAAGCAATAAGAGTGGATTGCGCTGCAGAGCCGCTAACCCATGCCGCATCAAATACTTGGCCTTCGCCGATTCCGTATGTTCCGTAAAGTTCTGCTGAATTAATTTCAATATTAGCTGAGATATTAACAGCAAGTTGCTGGATGTAAGAAACAGTTGCTACTGTAGCAGCAGACTCGGAACCGTCAATTTGTAAAGTGTAATTTTGATAATACTGCTGTCCAGAATATATACCACCGCTATTTCCACCGTACGTGATGTCGTAGCATAACCCTTCTAAGATATATCCAATATCTCTTCGACAAGTTTCTTCGCTAAATGTAACGCCACTCCATTCGCTAGCAATATAAGCAATTGCTTCATCCTTAATGAAGTCTGCGTTAGCTATAATTGCCTGGCGAGCACGCTCGAATCCTACTGGTCTGAAAGCTGTATCGGGGCTAGTGAACACCGGGTCTACTCTAGTTTCGATGCCTAGTTCCATTGCGTCGATAATGATCTGGAACAAGTCAGTGATTTTTCCAATAATAACTACGTCATTAATTGGTGTAAAGTTATTATCAATGTAGTCAATAGCAGATGTGCGCAAATCATTAAGTTGGTCAACGTCGACCATTGCTAATCTAGCAAGTTGTAAACTTGATGATGCAGCAGTAACATCTGGAATTGCTACCCCAGGCGCATTTCCGCTATCATCAATAATGCTACTAATTACGTCGAAATTATCGCTAATCGATGAGTACACGTCGTCGTCAATCGCCACGCCTGATAGTGTTTCGTTTCTATATTGACGTACACTTTGTTGATATACAGTTGTCGGCGCATCATTTAGTACGACTGATAACGCTAATGATTTAACATAGCTAAACGCATCTAAGATCGGAGTTACTTCGCTTTCGGCAATTTGTTGAGTAGCATTAATCCAATAACGTAATCCAGCATATACTGATTGGCTATTTCCGCCGTACATCATGTCGTATACTATACTCCATACAATATACTGTACATCTCGACGGCAAATGGCTTTATCGTATGATAGGTTTGGATATTCAGTTGTTAAGTAAGCAATTGCTTCTGATTGAAAAAACGCAATGTTATTCGTCAATAATTCTTTAGCAGAATTCTGAGCAGTTGATGTACTTGCTAGATTATTAAATGTAATCCTAGGAATATCATTACCTAATATAATTGAAGACATTGTAGCAATGTTATCTTCGATTGAACTTACTGCTTGATTAACAAATTTAACAGCAGTAATTCCATCATACAACGTTGCATCTAATTCTGCTTCTAGAGCAGGCTGTACAGAATGTATTTGAGTAATTGATGGAGTAGTTGTATAACCAGAACCTGAATTTGTAATCACAATATAACTAACAGTCTGACTAGTACCAAGTCCTGCCATAACTGCATAACCTTCGGCTTGGGTTCCTCCGACTACATCGGGAGCAGAGAATACTAATGTTGGAGCATCTGAGTAGCCGACTCCACTAGTAGTCACTGTTACGCTAGAAACGGCTCTACCGATAATGTTATTTCTAAGATTGATTAAAACTTCGATGATTTGAGATTCGCTTAACTCTGTACCTGCTTTAGCAAACGCTAATGCTGTTTGTATACTTTGATAGTCGGTGTTGAATACAATATCAAATGCTAATGCTTCAACGACCTGATCGATGTAATCATTAATTGCTGTACCTTCGTACGAGTAATTTAAAATTTGATCCCTAGCAAACTTAATAGCACTAACAGTTTGAACTAACTGATTACCAAGAACTTTATTAGCTGTGCTGTTAAAATAAGAAGTTGCAGCACGAGTAACATTAAATGTACTGTCTAATACTAAGTCGTTACCAACCGCATCTAAAATTAAAGAAATGTCACGGCGGCATTTGCTTTGATCGTATGTAAATGTATTGACATATTTGTTATTAATGTAAGCAATAGTTTCTGCTTGAATGAATTCTTTGTTTATACCTAATAATTCAAAAGCATCGGTATAGCCTGTGTCACTGCTATTACCGCTAGTTAACAATGCTCCGCCGAACGTGTAACCACCACCGATATCAGGTGCTTGTACAGTACTGAAGATTTGATCAGGCCCAATGGTGTAACTAATACGCTGACGATATGGGCCGGGTTCTTGGCTTGCTAAACTAATTAAGTTTTCAGCTTGAAGGGCCGCCGCGCCTACAGTTTTGTAAGCATAATTCCAATAACGACCTTCGCGACCTAGCGGAGTCTTTTGTTGTAAGTCATCGCCACTATTTGCTGATACGTATAAGTTTACGTTACTGCTATATGTACTATTATCTACATAAAATTTAGTCGCAGCTTGTAAGTCATCAACACCGTTCGGGGTACCAAACCCTGCCATATCGCCAGGGTGGTCGTCTAGAGTTAACGGCCCAGTCATTGTATCGCCACCGCGATAAACTGCGTGTTGTCGTTGGATTGCTTCAGTTGGCAAATAGTTACTTGATAAAGTAGGATCGTATGTTGGATCTTCGATTGGAGCAACAAGCGGCTCGTTGCGAACTAACAGGGCATCGCCTGCTACACCAGTTGTTGATTTTGCTACATATCGATTATCAGCATAACCTTTTGAAATAACTAAATCGTCAACTGTAATACTAAAACTGCCTGAGCCGTACAAATTATTAAATGCTTGTACTACGTCTTGTGTTGGGTCAGGAACATTACCGATGGCAAATCCACCAACGTTTAGCGGAGCAACTAATCTAGGCTCATCGTCAGAACTTAATCGCCCTGCGTTAGATATAATGTCAAGAACTCCGTTGTCGTCAGTAACAATA